GAAATGTGGAACACGGAACATGGCTGGCAATATACTCTGCAAGGCGAACTGCCTGAGGATATTCATCGTTTTCAATAGATTTGTGAAAGTCGCGGTCATACATTTTATTTAAAGCTATGGGCGAGATGTTTAAATAAAAATGAGATTTCATGCATTTGCTCTACCCCACACGATTACGCGAAAGGACTATTCGGCATGTGCATTCACTCAAAAAGTTTTAAAGTTTTGTAAAATGATGACTGAGCGTGGTCACACTGTATATCACTACGGCCACGCAGATTCTGAGGTTGTCTGTACGGAACACATCGCCGTAACTGATAATGAAGTTCTCGAGAAGGCATATGGAATTTACAACTGGAAAAAGAGCTTCTTTCAACACAATACTGCAGATCACGCTCACCAAACATTTAATCAGCGTGCAATTATAGAAGTAGGAAAGCGAGCTCAACCGAATGACTTTGCTCTATGTTTTTGGGGATATGGTCACCAAGCTATTTTTGAAGCCCATCGTCAACTAATCCCTGTAGAGCCCGGTATTGGATGTCCGAATCCGGTTTGTACGCCTTACGCCGTATATGAATCGCACTCAGTTATGAACTTTGTTTACGGAAAGTTTGACAAGTCACCTAAGTTCTACGATGCAGTAATTCCTAATTATTTTGATGTGAAAGATTTTGATTTTTGTGCTACGCCGAAAGATTACTTTTTGTTTGTTGGTCGTATTATCGATTCAAAGGGAATTGGTCTTGCCGTTGATATGACAAAACGAATTGGTGCGAAGCTCTATGTTGCCGGTCAGGGAGATCTAGCTGCAGCATGTGGCGGTACTGTTCCGGATCACGTAACTGAAATTGGTTATGTTGAGCCGCATCAGCGTAAAGAACTCATGAAAAACGCAAAGGCCCTTATTGCACCTACCCTTTATAACGAGCCGTTTGGAGGTGTTACAATTGAGGCTCTATTTTCCGGAACACCGACAATTACGTCTGACTGGGGTGGATTTGCAGAGAATAACCTTCACGGAATAACGGGTTATCGTTGCCGCAATATGGAACAGTATATCTGGGCGTGTAAAAATATTGATCGTATTTCTCGCCAAGATTGCCGTGATTGGGCGGTTAATAACTTTAGTCTAGAACGTGTTGGTCGCATGTATGAGGAGTATTTTAACACTCTTCTTAAAGTACACGACGGCTCGGGTGGATTTTATGCAGAGAATCCTGATCGCACTGATCTTGAGTGGTTGACTCGCTACTATCCTACAGGATCAATAAAGCAGCCTCCGACGGCTTCTGAGGAACAGTTCCTGAAGCCCGATGCTGTAGTACTAAATCCCAAACAGTCTTGAAGCTTTCAATATTTTTAATTAACCATTCTGGATTATGATTAATAGTTTGTTGCTGTATTTGCGAAAGTTCCCAATAGAAAATGCGATGATCATCTTCTTGATTAAATATTTCAGATCTCCAAACAGGAACCGTTCTGGAATCAGTAAAATGTTTATACGTAACAACTCCAGCGTCTGTAACACCAAAGAATGATTTATACTGAGCTTTGGAATCCACCCACTCAGTATAGGTTAGCTCCTTAAACTTCATCTCGACAAACTCACATTGTGTGATACCGGCACATTCCATTTGGAGCTGCATTTGACACATATATTGAGCAGATACGGGGCTACCATCTAGCACACGACTAATCGGGCACTTAATTTCAATGAGTCGATTATGAAGCGGATGAGTAGTATCTACCGAACGCAAAATACCGTCTGGCGATGCTCCGAGAAACGAATACGCTGGATGAGGAATACACGTCGTATCTACAATATTAATTCCAGGATTTTGAGAACAGTAAATATCTTTTGCAATTTGTTCAAAACGAGTTCCCCATACAAGAGATCGTGATCCTGAACCTTCTGACGAACGAGGTGCAAGTTTTGACATGATAATTTCATGTTTCATTGCAGGCGTAGCATCCACACATGCTTTAACAATTTCAGATGCGGTTAGCATCTCACCTCGCTTTTGATGCCATTCAGCTGTTCTCTGATCATTTTTTCCATACTTTGTAATCAAATCATCAATAGCACAGTTCATTTATTTTATAACCTATACTAGTATATAAACCGAATCCATTTTAATGTTAAGAATGAAAACTATCAATAAGATGGAAATTCAATCGCAAGAGCAATGGGTATTATACCGTCTGGAAAAGTTTTATTCAAACGCTGAAAACTTTCAACATGTAAAAAGTATTCTGGATGGAAAATCAAAAATTTCTCTTCGTCTAATCGACTGGTTTGTTACAAATTACTCGAAAAAGTATAATGTGACATATGTAACAAAATCTCAAAAACATATGATTGTATACCTATCCTATAAGTCACATCTAAAGGCGTATAGTAAAAAAATGTTTGACCCATTCTGTCGCTGGAAGCGTATTAAGTTTCACGAGATGGAAACAACGGTTGGCCAGCTAAACTTTTTTGAATGGGCGATCACAGATGAAGTTCTAAAGTATCTAGAAGATCACCAAGAAGAAGTTCACAAAGATATGGAGAATCGTCTACAAGATTCTAAAAAGAAAGAAGAGCAACCAAAGAAACGTCACGAACTTTCAAATTCAGCTACAAAATCTATGAAGCATCACGATACGCGTGTAACTATTTCATTTGATTAACTTTATTAGTAACAAATGTTCTCAAGACTGAGATCGAGTCTATGCTATAAAAATTTATCTCCTGAGATTGCTAACCATGATCAGGATATAGATGCAGATGAATGGGATTATAATGGTCGTGTTGTATATCGTGGATTAGTTGACCCTCAATATCAAAAAGAAAATCTTTCTGTTTATTGGTTATACGATTCTGATCTAAAACGCGTTGGACTTTCTGAACATGAAAAGGACAACGAAGAAAAATTTGAAGCACTTTGGTTTCGTGAGAATGATTTTTCCACTTTACTGCAAGAAGATTGGAAGTCGCTCGATAAAACAATTTGGTCTTTATTATCTCCAGAAGCATATCAAGATTGTTTGGAAGATGAGTTTGAGAATATAATTGATCGTACACTTTTATCAAATGTTCGCCTTATAACTCCTTTATTTGTAGAAGACACTCCAACTATATATGAATGCGAAAAATGCAATAAGAAGTCTATCTCAGAGATGAAAACATGTTCAACCGTGAAAAAAACTTATATAACTTCTAATTCTCTTCTTTTTATTGATTCAAATTATATTTTGTATGTTCCTCCGACAAATTCATCTATCTGGTCTAAGCTGAAGCTCCCGACGCCTTCTTACGACGACTTACCGGCTTCTCGCTCTGAACAGGCTCTTCCTGAGGAGCTGACTCCTCAACTGCCTGAGACTCCTCAGCATGAGCTACAGGCTGAACCGGAGCATCCTCCTCATCCTCCTCCTCAGGACTCTCATCCTTAAACACATCCTTAGCAGTTAGCTTACTCTGAGGATATACACGCGCAAACGTAAGACGCCAGGTAATACCGAAGCTACCACCAGAGATCGTATAGACACTACCGCTGATTACTAGACTGGCACTGACTCCCTTAGGGAATACGCTTGAGAGAGAATCGGGAGTAGCATAGATCGGATTGCCATTTCCATCTGCAATGTCAGCCTTTACACTGCCATCGTAGACGGGAAGCTTCACTCGGAAGCTAGGCGGATACTTACCATTCGGTACGCGCTCGCCGTTAACAACGTCAGTTGAAAACTTCACAATCTTGGAGAAGCTATCGCGGATAGCCTCTAGAGAGCGCTTCTTACCAAACCATTTGGTACTGTTCTCGAGCGCCTGCTGAATAACTGTCTCCTCTAGATCGAGAAGAAAGTTGTAAAGAGCACCAGTGTCAGAACCATCCGTGCTACGGGACTTTGCATACTCATCGCAACCCTTGAGAGGGACACTGATTGAATATGACTTAGCTCCAGTCTTGTCGTCTACCTGGGTCCAAAGACCGCCTGAAAGTAGAACCTTTGCGGGTAGACGAATCTGAAAACTCTGACCGCCGTGCTTCATGTTAATTGAAGGGCTGCGATTAGGCTTTACAGGTCCTACTACAAAGTTCATCTTGCTCATATCGATGTTGCTGGGTGATAGAATAGTGATGTTGCTGGCCATTTTATCTTGTTGTACTTTCTATACCACAGATTCGATTTAAATCCGTTTTTGATAAAGATAATAAGTATGCCGTTATGCTCGGCCTGTAAAAGTTTAACATCAATGGATCGATGCACATATACAGCAATGACGGGTACGATATTTTGTAAGCGTCACATTAAAGTAAAAATTCCACGTGTTTGGTCAGTTGTAAACAATATTGATCCAAAAGTTATTTTGATTCAAAAAATATGGAGGGGATATCATATTAGACATCTGTTGCGTCTGGCAGGACCAGGTGTATTAAATAGAACAAACTGTGGCAACAAAGAAGAACTGTTTACATTTGATGAAGCTAAAACAGTCAGCCCCTTTGATTATTTTGCATTCGAAGAAAACAAACAAATATACTGGTTTGACATCCGAAGTATATTACAGCATCTTGATGGCGCAAATGAATTAAAAAATCCATACACACGACAGGATATACAGTCAGATGTCAAAAAACGTCTACATAAACTTCATGTCTATCGTCTGCATAGAAAACTTCCAACTTTTCACACAGATGGTCCGTTTAGGCAATTAGATGAAATAGTTGTTAATCGTTTCAGACATATTTCACACATTTTACAAGCAAACGATTTTTTTGGAATTAGTCCCGAAACATTCATGTCGCTTGGCCCTATCAATGTTGATTTTTACGTAGTGTTCTTGCTTCAGGGGTTTACCGAATGGGCACTGGAACATGCTGGTAAGCGAGAATCACGCAGACACAAGTACTTGATTTACATTCACGATCTCCCAATAAAGTTTCAACATTGCACCTATAAGCAGTATATGTATGTTCTTTCAAATATCCTTCTCTTTATTTTGAACGATTGTTCGGATCCATTTCATGCATGTTTTATAATTATGAGTGGATTTCACAGAATGTGATTTAAACAGGTCAGGATATATGTAAGCATACCAACCGCGTTAGAAATGCCTTCCTCTTCTTCTTCAGTTATTTCAAACAAGATGGCCAAGGATACCAAGACGACCAAGACTGCCCCGAAGACCGATGCCGCCGCCCCTGTAGTTGTAGCCCCGGCCGCGAAGGCCCCCCGTGCGAAGGCCGCCTCCAAGACGGAGGTTACGGTGCCTGTTGTTACCGCCCCTGTAGTTGCCGCTGGTGAGGCGGTTGCCGTTGTTGAGGATACGCGCACGGCCGATGCAATCCTCTCCACGCTACAGGATACGCTAAAGGCGATCAGCACGGAGATGACGACGCGTATGCGTGATGCCGTGAAGTCCGCTCTTGAGGCCTCCAAGGCGGTCAAGCGTGAGCTTCGCAGCAAGGGCAAGCGTCACCGCAAGAACCCGGAGGACATGACCGTCGAGGAGCGCAAGACGTACGAGTCTCGCCGCGCCAACAACGCGTTCCTCAAGCTCCGCCCGATCACGGATGAGCTCGCGACGTTCATGGGCCTACCGTCCAAGAGCCAGAAGAGCCAGACGGATGTAACGAAGTTCGTAGCCACCTACGTCAAGGCGCACAACTGCTTTGACCCGAACTTCAAGCGCCGCATCCTACCGGACGCCAAGCTTGGCAAGCTCCTCCGCGTCAAGGATGGCCAGGAGGTTACGTACCTCAACCTCCAGAGCTTCCTCAAGGTTCACTTTGTCAAGCCGGTTGTGCCTGCGTAAATTTCTAGTTTTTTGAAAACTAGTGGTGGAGGAGAATAACTAAACTTAATAAATTACAAAACAGATACCAAACGGTTATCTATTCTGTAAAACGGAAAGAGTATAGACTCATTTGGTGTAGATTAAATAAGATGGAAGAAGTTCCCGATGCAAAAAACTTTGTTGAAACCCGGTTTTGCATAACAAACTATCAACGTTCTAAACTACACCTCGGAGATAATACAAGCGGATATCTGCGAGGTGAAGGACTTGTGTTTCTAATTTATACAGATAGTTCACAAACGTATGAATTTATCTACAATAAGGAGAACAAAGAATTTGGTGAATGGAAAGGTCACCTTGAAGCATGTTGTACTATGAGCTGTGATTACTATGGTTGTGCAGCAAATTATAAGTAAAAACGAATTTAAATAGTTTTTAATTTGACTTGTGATAACAAAATGTCAGTCCCTCAGAAGAACTCTGGTAACAAGAACAAGGGGCAGTCGGCGAGTCGTGATAATCAGGATCGATTGATCCGTAATTTTATTGACGATCTTGCAAAAAATAAGGGATGTGTAGAAGACGTATACATTGGCAAGATTAGTAAGCTGTTTGGAAACAGTCGTGTTGAAACTGTGTACCAGAAGAAGGTAAACGATGAAATCTTGGTAGGTGTCGTTCAGGCGGCAATTCCTGGAAAGTTTCAGGGACGAAACAAGCGTCATTTCTGGATTGAAACCGGAAGCTTGGTTCTTGTAGCAGATACAGGTCTTGGATTTGAAATTGTTGGCTTGCTAAGCAGAGATGATATGCAATTAATTAAGAAGTTCACAAAGATCAATCACAATATTTCGGGAGATGAAGTTATTGATGAAGTATTTGAGAAAGCTGACGAGGAAGAACTAAACGTTGATATTATCTAATTCGGAATCTGATAAAATCATTTCATGAGGTAGCTCTAAGTATAAAATTGTACTGAAAAATGGAGTAATGCGGTTGTCAAGAACAGCTGCACGTATTTTTAAATTTTTAGTTACTGTGGTCAATAAACG